TGAGGACTTGACGTTCCAGCCAAACCTATGTAGTTCGTCTACAGATTTTGGTTCGCTACTATCTGCAAATATCTCTGTCTGTCTAGTAAAGCCTAACTCTATGAACTTATTGTGTATGTCTCGGTTAGTCATTCCATACTGATAAAACTGTTCATCTAAATACAGGTTGTCTTCATATAGGTAAACAAAAATTAAACAGCTCGGGTCATTGACAAAACCCCAATCTAAGCCGCCTGAGATAAACTCCGCTTCTTTAGGTATCTGGTCCACTTCTAGATATGTGAATATGGTTGCTTTATTTCTACCTACCTGACCAAGTCCGTACACCCGCCAATAGTCCTGGTCCGTATATTGTAAACGTTCAATTTCTTTTACTATCTCTTTGCTTAGAAACCTATTGTCCTTATAAGTTGTTATACAAAAAAACGCATCGTCTCTAGTCTTAACCTTTGAGTATATCCAAGAGTACTCGTCACTAGGGTTATAGTCTAGTATTAACTGCTCTTCAGTTCTAAATAGTATTTGGTTATAGGATTCATAACTAGCTTCGTTAGCTTCGTTTAAAAAGGCTATATTTCTTTTACGTCCCTTAAGTCTGCTAGACTGGTCAATAGATACAAACTCAAATAGATTACCGTTTAGTTTATATTCGCTATTGGATTTATTGTGGTCAGCGTCTAAGTATAAATCGAAGCGCTCTAGTATATCAAAGAAGTCTCGCATTACTGTAGCTCTAAGGGCTGGATAGGTAGCTCTAAATATTGTTATAGTTTTGCCTGTCTCTGTCATTCCGTAGCCAAAGATTAGCCACATAAGAATATTGTATGTTTTACCAGACCTAGTACCGCCCTGGAATATCTTTATTTTTGAACTAGTCTTTTGTAGATAGTCGTAGACTACATTAGTTTGTACTTTCATTGGCTGGTCCTAAAACTTCTATTTCAAATTTTCTAGCTTCAGGCATAACAAGCTCTGTTCGTTCCTGGTAGCCTCGGCTCTTAGCTCTAGTCTTTAAATAGAATATAATACTGGCTGTATCGTTAGCTTTGATTCGTTCATATAGTTTGGACTCTACAAAGTCTATAGCACTTTCAGTTATAGCTTCGACCTCTTCTTTATAACTTGCGTCTGTTTTAAGCCACTGGTAATGCGTCTGTCTACTTATGTTTACAGTTCTACAACTATGCGAAACGATACCTAGGTTAAACTCTAGGGCTTCTAGCATCTTTTTTTTAATGTCAGTATTGTCAGTCATTATATATATAACGCACTATTTGTAAATTTGCTAGTCTTGTAATACTTTTTTTAAAAAGTCTCTTGTAGTCTCTAACTGCTTTTTGTTTTTTATCTTGCACACCTCAGCTATAAGATTGTTTATTTGTCTAGGTGAAACCTCTTGGACTTTGATAGCGTCTATTATATCTACATAATGAGGATTTTTAAATGCTATCTCTTTAAAGCTTTTTATGCTATGTAGTATTGTAGCGTGATGGTACTTCTTACCTTTGCTTAGATAGTAGTCTCTTATTCTAAATAACGTCTGTCCAAATTCTTTTCGGATTAGGTAATTAAATAAGGCTCTAGCCTCTACATACTTTTGTTGTTTAGACTTATGGAATATGTCTGCCTTTGTGTTATGTATAACTAAGTCTGCGACTCGTTTCATTTCAGCGTTAGTGAATGGTATTTTAAATACGTTATTCAGCTTTGTCTTTGTCATCTATTTTTTTCTTTAGTTCGGCTACGTTTCTATTGTACTCCATTAGTATTAAATATATTTTGGATATAGTTTTTTCTAGCTGTCCTATCCTTTGGACCTGAGTTAGTTTTTTTGCTTTCATTTCTTTTTATATTCTTGCTTTTTATTAAGTTTATGTAACCCTAATCTTTTATTTAAAGTTCTACTATAATTAGTAAATACATAATCTAAATTAAAACTTTTTAATAATGATTTGCTTATTTGTCCTCTTACTAAATGTTCGACTGTTCTATATGCTTTTGCTTCTTTTTGCATATTACTCGTTAAAGTGATTATATATTATATATACCGATAAGCCAAAACAAAACGTTATTACTATTGAGTGTATTAGATTCATAGTGTTCCTTGTATTGTGTAATCGTTTATGTCGAAGTCCTCTCGTATGTAGGTATCGTATAAATCAATTCCTTTTTTTAATTCTTTACAACCGTACTCGTAAAACTCTCTGCTAACGTTCCAGATTCCTATATCTAGATTAGCCTTGTCTATACAAAGAAACGTAAAATCTTTATAACTACAATTAAACGCCTCGCAATATATAGCGACTTGTAAATGATACTTATATCTATACGCTGACTTGTTAAAGTTTTGTACGTCTACTGTAGTCTTAAGGTCTACTATACCACCTTTGTTTTTTAGTACGTCTGCCTTAGCTCGAAACGGCTTACCGTATATATCGACAATACCACAGACTTCAGTTTTACTATCACTTAATAACTCGACAGCTTGCGGGTTTTTATAAAAGGCGTCTATAAGCCTATTGTTTTCGCTTTGCTCTTTGGCTGTATATACCTCGCCGTACTCTTCTTTAGCCTCTTTAAACTTTTTAGTGTTTTTACTTTGTACGTCTACGAACCTTAACTCATCGTATTTTTCTGGTTCTAAGATTGCTAGGTGAAATAAATGACCCGCTGTTAAAGCTGGGCTGCTAGACTTTTGTCCGTACTTAGTTATATAATAATAAGTCTTTGGGCTATCTAACATAAGCTTTAGACTAGAGCTGCTTAAGGCTAGCTTGTTTAACTCACCATAGTAAAACTCATCGTCTAACATTTTTTCTAGTAATTCTTTTTTATCGTAATAGTTACCGTCTAGTAGTTTTATTTTATCCTTCATATATTCTATGTCCTTTTGCGTCAGTCGTTTTCATTTTTGATTTTTGTATTGCCTCGTATTCATTTTCAGCTCGCACTAATATATATCGGTTGTCGTAACCATCGTCAGTATATTGCCAGTATTCGATCTCGTATTCATTCATAAAGTTTAGCTATTAGTAAAGTTAAAATAATACCAATTAACGCAAAGGCAAATCCTTTAAGACTGTTTTCGTAGTTATTCTTTTTCATATTTTAGTTTTTTAAGTTTTGACTCGGCTAGTATTTTAGCCTCTCGAAATCTATTTAACTGTATGTTGTAGCCTCGCTCTCGTTGTTGCATACTCATAACGTATAAGCTAATTGTAGATAGCGCTTTTATAGCTGAATTAATCTCAGCTCTAGCTTTGTCAGTTAGTTTTTTGTTTTGTGATTTTTTATGCCAGGAGTCTAATATACTGGATAATAGCTGAAACTCATTGTAAAAGTTAAACTCTTCAATATCTAACACATTGCTTTTTATGTCGTCTAGTATATCCACTTTTATTTTTCAAAAAAATGTATTTTATATAAATCGTCAAATAAATCTAGCGGGTATCCAAGAGCCTGTAAAAGCTCTACATCTTGTAAATAATTTTCTTGAATTGAATTTAATTTTTCTGGTTTTGTCATATCGTATAAGTTTTATATATACACAATATACGACAAATTGTTAATAACTCAGCAATGTTATTTAGATTTTTTTCTATTATTAAAATATTCGGTCCAAGGTCCTGGCTCTGGGTCTTTATCGTTTACTGAGACTACGGAAGCTTTAGACTCTGGTAAATAGTAAACTTCTTTAGATTCTTTATCACCACCCCAATAAGTTGTTTTACCAGCTAAGACAGTTTCTATTGGCGGCAACGTCATATTGTTTAGCCAGTATAAATAATTACCTTTAGGGTCTGCTACAAAATAAAGCTTAACAACATCGCCTGGTAAATTCATAAGCGCATCGTATTTCTTTTTTTCTATCATTTTATTCTCGTAGTACTTATTTCTAAACTTCATTTCTATAACTGCCATAAATCCTTTAGGGGTTAAACCTTTAGCGTCATATCTACTCTTACCGCCTATATGCTTTAACTGCCAACCGTCTAGATTCAGTATTTGTACTACAGCCTTTTCCCACTTAGTAGTTTGTTCTATATCCATTATGACTCTATATATAAAGTGTTTATATCATTGACCCAGCTTTGAATTTGCTTAGGGTTACAAGTGCAAGGCAATACAAATTTATGCTTAAAATATTCCGAATGGATTACCGATATGGCGTTTAACTCTTCTTTAGTTATAGTAGACTTTTTAGCCTCTCTAAATTTAGTCCAATAGTTATAATCTTTTTTATTTAATCTCATCTTGTTCAGTTCTAAATATTCTAATATCGTTTAATACTTTTTTCCTACGCTCGCAACCGCAAGACTTATACCCTAGTATGTCTATTACTATTTTTTCTACTAACCACTTAATGCCAGTCTTTTTAAAAATCGTCTCTAATATGTCGCCTAAATTCATAGTCTTCTTTTATTTGTTTTTTAATGTTTTTTATAGTATTTCTAAGACTCCAATAAGTTATGTTAGTATTCCTGGACAATACACTTACCTTAGTATTATCTAAAAACACTTCTTTAAATATCCTACGCATATAATAGACTTTCATTTTATCCTGACTAAAGTTGTCTAGCAAATTAGCGTCTTCTAGCATTTGTAAATAGTTATCGTTTTCGTACCAGTCACATATAACCTTATGCTTTAAGTATTCGTCTGTATCATTATACTGCTCGTTATACCATTCTTTATACTCTACGTCTTCGGACAAGTCCTCTCTAGTATCTAAGCTAACAAACTTGACATTTTTTTCCCTACGTTTTAAGTCAAAGACCAGGTTCCTAATAGTAACGTAGATAAAGTAATAATTAACCTCATCGTTGTTATACATTATGGACTGGTCCTTATTCTCTTCTAAATGTAATTTGATTTTAAAGTAAAGCTCCGATACTATGTCTTTGGCTGTCTCAGGATTGACGCCTAAAGATTCGGTAATTTGTAACCAATTATTGTGTTTTTTATATAAGAGTTCTAAAATGTCCACTCATACAAGCTACAAAAATTATGCTATACTAAAAGGGAGCGTTTGCTCGTTTAAGAATTTTAACTATACTTTCGTTGTTAATAGAATAACCGACATTGTTAATAAGCGCTCGCATTTTTACAGGTGCGTCTAGACTCGTACAACGCCCGCCAGTCTCTATTGACTTAATCTTTTTTATATGTAAAAAGGAATACATAAACTCTGTAGGGTGTTGAATAAATCTGTGTACTACAGCAAAGGAATCACATCTATTCACAAACTTACCACCACCCTCTATAGAGCTAGACTCACAAACCATTGGATAACCTTGATACTCGTGAGGTGCTTTATAAACCCTTCTAAGCGCTTCGGTGTTAGCGTGGGCGCATAGCCATAGCGAAACTTTATTACGCTGGCAAAACATTCTAAACTGGCTTAAGACCTCGTAGTCGTATTCGTGCATACCTAAAGCCTTAGACGTTTCTCTATCTTTAGCTAGACTGTTATAAGGGTCTATTAAAAACCCGTCATACTTAAAACCTATCTTAGCCTTTTCAGCTACGTCTATGAGTTCTTTGTATGTATAAAGTCTCTCGTTAGATATAAATTTAAAATGTTCTTTTATAAAAGCTATGCCGTTATTAAAGTCGTTTGGTATTATTCTATTAATTGGCTCTTCAATTAAATACTCTAATAATTTTCTTATTAGCTCGTAAGGCTCATTTTCTGAGCTGTAGATTAACCATTTAGAGTTATGTCTAACTGAGTAGCATAACATCATAAACAATACTAGCGAAGTCTTACCAACGTTAGCGTGACCTAGGAATAAATTAAGGTCAGAGGGTTTTAAAACAAAATGAGTATCTAAGTCAGAAATACCTAGCTTAAGACCAGTTTTAATCTCGCCAGTTCTTATTTTGTGTATTGTATCTATTTGTTTATTGAAGTCGACAAACATATCTTAAAGTTTAAAGATTAGTAATATAGAAAAAAAAAGGATAGCTATTAACTATCCTAAAATAAAAAAGGGAGTGGATTTTACCCAAGTTATCTATAACCACCCCCCTAATTATCAAAATGGTAAACCGTCCCTATCAGGCATTTGCTCTTTGTGGGTTACTAGTTTATCTTTTTTTATCTCGACTTTTCGACTAAAGTTTGTATATAATTTATTTGGGTCTTTTTTTCCTTTGTTTATAGATATGCTTAAAAACCCGTTGTTTTTTTCAATGTGTTCTTTATGCTTAGTTATAAAATCCTGGAGTTCTATTATTTTTATATGTAAGTCTAAGTAAACAAAATCTCTCTCGTTATGTTTAGGTATTACGCAATTAACAAAGTCATTTACAAATTCGTATTTATATTCCATATTATTGTTTTATCCAGTTATACATAGTTTCAGCGTCTAGCAATAGTTGGACAACGTCAGTCCCTTTACCAGCATTAAATTCGGACGATGCTTTTACGCAAGTCTGTCTAATAATTAAATCGTTTTTATCTACATAAACAGCTTTAGTTTGTGTAACGTCTTCAGCTTCGTCTTTATACTGGTCCTGTGGAATCCTAGCGTTTTTATACTCTTCGTTAGTAACCTCGTATTTAATTTGCTCGCCAATCTTAAATTTAAAATTACCTTTAGCAAAAAATGTAAATTGCTGACCGTCTGCAAATGTAACTTTGTATTTGGTTAAGCCGTTCCAGACCCCGTTTGGGTCAATGTGTTTAATCGTACCTGTTTTCATAATGTTTGGTTTTTAGTTATTAAATGGTTTATAATGTAATTTGGCTGAGTTGTATGTAGGGTTTTTGATTTCGTACTCGATTACGTCACCAACAGCTTTTTTAAACTCACCTCTAGCTAAGAAATTAAATTCGCCAATCTCTTTGTCTTCGTTTTTAATAGAGACTTTAAACTTGTTAAACTCTGTCCATTTGCCGTCAGGTGATACGGCTGTAACTTCACCTTTGTAAATTTGATTTTCCATAAAAAATATTTAGTTAAATTGTTCTACGATTTGATTAACCTCAGCCTTAGCCTCTAGCTCTTCTACTTTGTTTGATAAAGCTAAGTTAGATTTTTTTAAGTCTTTGTTTTCTTTTTGTAAAGCCTCGATAGAGTATCTAAGCATTCGATTTAAGTCTTCGGTATATGTCATATCGTTATCGTTTTTCCAAATATATAAAAAAATTGTTAATAAATAACATACATTGTTAAAAATTTTCTAGTCTAAAACCACAAAAGGAGCAAACTTTTACGTCCACTCCTAGAGTTTTTACGATATGAAAACAGGTTAACCGCAATCAAATATACTATAATTTATTGACTAAATCTGTATAATGTTCGATTAATTCTATTAATTCAAAATCCGCTTGTTTGATTGTTTGCCTGGACTTTTGTAATAGCTCGTCTGCTATATCGTACCCAAACTCTTTGTTAAGATTCATAGCGAATATATAGTTTTGCCCGTAACGCATACAATTACAAGCGTAGCACTGCGGACGACAGTTCTCAGGCGACCAACGTAGTATTCTAGACGCTCTAGAGATAAAATGACCATTCTGCATTCCCTTACCTTTCCAGTATGCTTTTTTCTCGCAAGTGTAACATTTTACTATTCCGTTACTATCGGCGTGGCTACGTCTAACGTATTCGCTAAAGATTTTATCTAGTTTTTTAATTAGAGACTTACGACTAGGTTTTTTCATTTTCTATCTCTAGCCTTGTACAATAAGTTACCGACTGATTCGTCTACGCTTTTTATAGCTCGATATATAAATCTACTTTGTTTTTTAACTAAGTCCTTTTCCTTTTGTAACGAGTCTTTACCTAGGTTAGTATAGTTATTGCTATCTATCTCTAGCATAGCGTCTATTTTTCTCCTATTCGACCAAGTCTTATAGCCAACTATTTTAAGTATTTGAAATTCTAAATCCATATTATTTTCTAGTTTTTTTATAAATTACATAAGTCGCTATAGATATGCCTAAGCAAATTGGGCAAGGGTGTATTAATAAATTCATAGTTTTATTTTGTAAGTTAAAAAAAAATTTGTATTTTTTACTATTATATACTAGTTATTATAACTAGACTACTATATAAATATATACTAAACTATACTAGTTATATATACTAGACTATATAGGGGCTTTTAAGCCCTTTTAAGAGACTTAGACTACTTTTTTGTACTAGCGTACTCCCTAGCTATTTTTTCGCCTGTACGTCCTATTACATAACCTCCTATGCCTATTTGCAGTAAATTCCAAAACTCGTCCTCTAATACTGGAATTCTTAAATCGAATAGCGGACCTATAAATTTACAGTAAACGACTATAAACCCAAACGCTAGCATAAGTATCGGACGCCAGGAACGTTGTAACCAGTTACCTTTAGCCTCAGCTATTATAACATCGGCTTGCATATTTTGTAATTCTAACTCTCGTTGTTTAAGCGTTTCAAAGATTTTACGCTTTGCGTCTAGTCTCTCTTCGTCATTAGTAATTAAGTCGTCTAGTAAGTCACTAACTCCCTTAAAAACATTGCTACTTAAAAATTCTAGTATTTTTTTCATTCCCAGCGGAGTCTTAGTTGTATAAAGATTAAGTATATATCAATTTCGTAGTAATTAAATTCACCGACTGGGTCAGGCTCGTAATAAGAAAACCCTAATACTGGACCAGTACTAAAACGCTCCAATATACTAAAGTCGTATTTATTCATTAAAACCTGTCTGAAATGTTTTGGTATTCTAGTTTAGCGTCAAAACAGGGACAAGACTTCGAGCTATAATTGTTGTGACCGTATATAGTACCGCCATAAGCGTCTTTTAACTGACATAGTAAGTCGACTAAAGAATCCTTTTGCTCTGGCGTTCTAGTATCTTTAGCTATCCATTTACCTTTTTTCTTTTCGTCTTCTACGCCACCGACATAAGCAACACCTATACTGTCCCAGTTATGACCTTTAGTGTGTGCGCCCGACTGTTCTATCGGACGCCCCTCTTCTACGGTACCGTCTCTTTGTATTAAGAAATGATAGCCTATGTCTCGCCAACCTCTTTTTAAATGCCAACGTCTAACCTCGTCTAACGATACGTCTTTACTCTCTTGGGTTGCAGTACAGTGTACTATTATTTTATTAATTTTTCGCATAAACAATTTTTACAGTTAAAATCCTTAGTTATCTTTAACTTGTCACATATAGAATTATAACTGTCTACAAACTGACAACGTTCCTGTTCTAAAAAATCTGCTAATTTTCTTAACACTTTAATCATTTAATCGTTTTTTTCCGCCTCGTCTTCTTTAGGAATAGACTCGTTTAAGATTTTTACAATCTCTTGAGCCTGTGCTAAATAAGCTATTGGCAGTGAGTTAATAACTTGGTTTACTTTTTTAATTTGTTCTTCAGTAATTGTCATAATATAGTTTTTTAAATTTGTATTAAATATACAAAAAATATTTATACTAAGCTTCTACTGGTTCACCTACTACTAACTGAATAGACGAAGGGTTTATTTCCTGTTCTATTTGTGCGTCTAGACCAGCTTTTAAAGATGCTACTGCCTCTTCGCCCATTGCTGACTCTGTCCAGGCTTGTACCTGAGCTTCGGTTAAGTCTGCAAAAGGAATAAAGTCTGATATATCGCTTACATCTAAACTTTGTGTTCCATAGCTAGAAGATTGATATGCTTCTCCCTCTGGGTTTAATTGGTCTGATACTGCTAATAAATTCCAATGTACGTTATAAACGACATCAGCATAAGCTCCATCTTGTGGGTAAGCATCGACTACTTTGCAATTCCAAGTGTAATTAATCATAATTTTTATTTTTATTTATTTATTGTTATTTATTTTTTTTCGCATTGACATTCTAACGCTTCTAATTTTGCAGATAGTTCTTGTATTGACTTAACTAATAAAGGAACTATTTTAGAGTAATCTACTGATTGCATTTCTTCAGCATCTTTTTCCCCTGTTACTGCTTGTGGTAATACTTCTTCTAACTCGTGAGCCATTACACCATAAGACCTAGACTCATCTGCTTTCCATTTGTAATCGTAAACAGGTATTTTAGAAACTAAATCCAAACCTTTAAAGTCTTGTAAATCTTCTTTTAATCTATAATCTGAAGCAGTGCTATAAGTTGTTGCAGTTTCAGTAACTGATATTGCTCCAACAGTTACACCACTTCTTCTAATATCAAAAAGAATACCATCTGTACTTGGTCTATTTCCAGTATAACAAACTCCATCTCTAGCAGCATCAATTCTTACCCCAGAAGAAGTTGCCATCATAGAAACACCACCATCATTAGCAGTGGTTCTGTTGAATACGTTTCCTGTAGTAGTTCCAATTAATAAATCTCCAATCGAAGTTAGTCGCATTTTTTCTGTATTGAATATAGAAAATAATACTGGGTGGTCTGTCCTTGAACCTATAACAACATTGGCACCACCTTCAGTAGCCCACATTTGACCTGTAACATTATCTGTTCTTGCAATAAAACCACCATAATTATTGCCAGCATCTCCTTGAGCTGTAACTAAATGGCTGCCAGCTCCAAAACTTAAAGGTGTCGAAGTACCCACGCCCAAATTACCTGAAGAATCAATTCGCATTCTTTCTGAATCATTAGTTTTAAACTGCATAAAATTGTTTTGATGGTCATAAAATATTCTTCCTACATTACCATCTGATGCATCTGAAAAGTTTATTAAACTTGAACCTGTATCTGAACCTTTTAAAATTAAAGTAGCATCGTCAGAATCTATTTTAAGTTCTCCACTTTGATTAACTAACACTTGACCTGTTGTATCTGACTTTCCGTTTGGTCTTAAAAATACATTTCCAGCTCCAGAAGTTGATAACGTAACATTTGTATCACTTGAATTAAAATGAGTATCTGCAATTACATCTTCTGAAAAAGTTCCTTTTCCTGTTACTGATATACCTGTGCTTGTAGTTGCTAGTTTTTCTGAACCATCAAAAAATAATTTTACAAAAGCATTTGTTGCAGCACTTATAAAGGGTTCATCAGTTCCATAAGATTTTACTGCAAAATCAGAGTTAGCTAGTAAATTTAAACCACCTGTTCCTGAATCTACAATATAACTATTACTTCCATCGTGATATATTTGTAGTCCATCTCCTGAAGTTCCATAAATAGATTTTACATTGTCATTGTGAGTAGTATTACCTACCATTATTCCACCAGCTAGCGGTAGAAACGGTCCGCCAGACCCACTAATAAAGTTTGCTGGAGTTATCCTAACATTTTCCGCTCCGTTATATCCTACTATGTGACTAACATTACTAGTCGTTGTTTTTAGTTCAAATTCGCTAAATTTTTTATTTGCCATTTTATTTTATTTTATTGAAATTCTGTTATTAAAAATTCGTTATTGCTTTCAGTTAATAAGAAGTCCCCGTTTTCTGCTATAATCTCAAACTCTGGTGTAGGTGTACAATCTACATAAGGCTTATATACGATTCCCCAACCGATATTATTACAAGCGCCTATTCCCCACCAAGTTTTA